AGTACGCCTACCATCTCATCTCGCCGATTGGCCTGCGTCGTCTCGCGGAGACGTACCGCGAGGGCTCCGTCAAGTATGGCGACCTCAACTGTGAGATGGGCATGCCGATCAGCGACCTGCTGAACCACGTCCTCAAGCACATCTACGACTACCTCGGCGGCAGCCGGGCCGAGGACGACCTCGCGCATGCGGCGTGGGGTCTGATGATGTGCATGCACTCCGAGGAGAAGTGGCCGCACCTCAACACCGACCTCCGCGGACCTGGATGTGAACTCACTTCGGAGCAGCGACAACGGATCGCTGAAGCCAATGCCAAACGAGCAGCCGCCAAGGCAGCGACGGCCGACGCCGACGCAGGTTCTGGGCTACCTGATACAGCTCTTGGGGTACAAGAATCGCCTTTCGATCGACAAAAGGCGACTGGCCGACTTTCTGGCGTGCGTCTCTTCGACCCCGGCGTCGCTTCAGATCAGGAGCCTTGACGACCGGTACGTCGTCATGCTAAGATAGAAAAGATCGGCAGGTTGGGTTGATCTTGGCACCCCCCGGCTTTAGACTGAGGGGGCCAGTTCAACTCCACTTACGAGCTTTTCCATGCCCCCAGAAGAAGAATCAGGTTCATTCAACCTGGAAGCCGCCCTTATGGGTGGTGACGAATCCACCGAAACGACCGATACAACTCAAGAATCGCCCGCCAAACAACCCACCAAAACGGCCCTCCGCGACACGCTCGCACGAGGAGCCGATGAAAATCCCGGGACGGATGACGAAAACGAGTTTCCGGCCGCGAACGCGGAAGACAAAGAAACAGAGGCCGCTGGGGATGCGGAGACCGAGTCTGAAGTAGAGCCGGTCGCTCCGGCCGAAACGCCCGCTCCCCCGGCCGCTGAAGACATCGACCTGTTCGCGGAAGCCGCGGCACTCCAGGTCGACCTCAGCAAATACGGCAACGACAAGAAAGCCGCCGCGCGCGGCCTCCTGCATGCCGCGAAGCTCGTCGGGCAGAAGAACGAACTCGCCGAATACGGCAAGCGTCTTCTCGAAAGCCCGCGCGAGGTTTACGAGTTCCTCGCCAAGCAGTACGCTGCGTCTCAGGCCGCCGCCCCGGCCGAGCCCGCGAAGCCGGCATCGAGCGTGCCCGAGTACAAAGAAGAGTGGCTCGAAGCCTTCGACGAGAAGGGCAATCTCCTTCCCGGCGCCGACCCGGCGATCCCGGCGAAGATCAAGAAATACCAAGAATACGTTCGCGCTGAAGTCACCGCGCTAGCAACGAATCCGCTCGAAAAGCTGATGCCGTTGTTCAGCGACAAGATCGCAAAGATCGCCGAAGAGAAGGCCGCCGAGATCGTCAAGAAGGCGAGCGACGCGCAGGCCGCTAAGCAGGCCGAGTACGACTACCATCAGTATGCCGAGTCCCTCGTGCAAGCTGAGTCGAACTGGGCGTTTGTCGACGGCGACCGCAGCAAGGGGCCGACCGAGGCGGGCAAGATTTTTGCCCAGTATCTCGACATCGGCGAGCGACCGCTGCCCAACGGCCGGCCGCAGTTCAACGATCTCACGACCCTCGTCGCGTGGGCGAAAGGGCAGACGCAGTTGCGTCTCATTCAGCTTCAGAACAGCAACGCCCCGGCAGCCCGTAAGACGCAGCAGGGCAAGCTGACCACCAAAGCCAATCGTTCGTCGGCAGCCGAGAAGGGCTGGACGAAAGGACTCACCCTCGAAGAGGCGCTGATGCGCCACATCGAGGCTTAGATTTAGCTGGTCGAGCTGCGGTTTAGTGGAGGCCGCAGTAAGAGCAGCGTCGAGCTGTTTATCTAGGACACCCGCTTCGCGGCCCGAAGATAAACGCCGATCACTCATCCACCACCTCCGCGATTTCAAGCACCTTTTTCAGGACTACTAACATGGGATTCGGTTCGAATCAATACCATGCCAACGTCACGATCAATCGGTACATTCGCGAAGAGACCAAGGCGATCATGCGCAAGCGCGTATTGCTCGCCATGCTTCAAAGCAAAGGTCGCGTGACTCTCAACATGAGCGGTAAGCTCGTGGATTGGAAAGTCAAGTACAAGCGAAGCCCGATGTCGCCGTTTACGGACGGGGACAGCATCGTGTTCACGCGGCAAGACAAGCACAAGACTGCTCAGCTTCCGATGCGCGCGTATATCGTGTCGCAGTCGATGAACAAGTCCGACAAGTTGATGAACGCCGGCAAAGAGGCGATCATCAAGAAATACTCCTCGATGGTGAAGGAGTGTTTGGACGACATCCGCGATCAGTTCAGCGAGCAACTGATTCAAGTCGACGGCAACTCCGCCGGCAACACGGATCGCATCCACGGCCTGGAGTCGGTGTTCAGCGCCGCCGACAACGCGAGTTCGTTGGTCGGTACGAACAACGACACCTACGCCGGCATCGCAACGGCCCGCGCCACTTACGGTGGCTCGTGGACGGGGACGTGGCCTGACGGCTACGGTGACAGCCAGTACGACTTCTGGTCGCCGCTGGTGGTCAACTACAACTCGACCCTGGCCGCGGCGAGCGGCGGGTGGAGCCCGACCACGAAGACGTGGTCGAACACCTGTGTCGAAGCGTTGCGTTTCGCAATCATCAACACCCAGCGGAACAGCGATGACCTCGACATGTTCTTGCTGGAGAAGAACCTGTACCGGCAGTTCTTGGACAAGGCGGACGACAGCGAACGGCTGGTCGTCAACCGCAACCAAGACGTCGGCATGACGAAGCTCGGCTTCCGCGGTGTCAACGTCGATGGCGTGGACATCTACTGGGAAGTCGGTGTTCCGACTGGTGTGGGCTACGGCCTGTGCCTCGACGAACTGGAGCTGATGTCGTGGCAGTCGCAACTGTTCGCCTCGAACAGCGACTTCAACCTTGAGACCGTGAGCGATCGCGTCGCGATCGACTTCTACGGCAACCTCAAGATGACCAGCCCGCGTACGTTGTGCAAGCTGGCCGCGTTGGCGTAGTCAACGTCTCGCCTGTCGGACTTGTAATCCGGCAGGCGAGACTCACTTCTTTCCCAGGAACGAAACCATGAGTCGAGACAATGATCTCCCGTTCGAGCGGGGGAGCACTTACTACGGGGGCGACGCGACGCTGCTGGCTGCAATCGGCACGGACGCGGACGGCCTCGAAGGTAAGATTTACCGCACGAAAGACCCGACCACGGGTCGAGACCAGAAAGTTCAGGTCTTGAAAAACCGACACTCCACCGTCATCACTGGCGGCCGGGGTGTCTTGCCGAGCGCCACGTTCATCGAAAAGCGAACGGGCGACTTCGTCGGCACGGCCGGCGCGTACGGTTACATCGTCGATCCCGAGTACCTCGTCAAGGGCATCTCGGTCGCGGTGAACGACCTGTACTACGCCGTCGTTGAAGGATTCGTGTCGGGCGTCCGTCTCGGGGCGAGCAACGCGGTCGACTTCGGGCACATGTGCTTCGACTCGGCCGGCTACCTCATCCCGACCGGTGCCACCGATCCGGCGTACATCGTCGGTCGCGCTGCTGAGGCCGTCACCTCGACGGGCCAAGGCAACGAGACGGTCGACATCGTCATGGGCGGCAACCCGGCGAATCTGTACGGGACCTAGTCACTGAGGCGTTCCCGGTCGGTCGGACCCTTCCCCGGCCGACCGGGGCGCATCTTTTATGAGAGACAGGCGTCGCAGACTTATACCGCCGCAGCTTGAGAAGATATTCCGCAAGTCGGAGTGCATCAAGAAGTGGCTGTTCAAGATGCGGACGCAGCTCGCCGGGATCGTCTCGATCCAGCGTGAGCTAAAAGACTGCGATGAAGTGATTGATGTTTACGAGGTAGCACGAACGATCGGTCTCGTGCTTGATCGAGTTGACATGAATCTTCCGGATGTCATTTGCTCCAGGTGCTGGAGCCCGGAACTTTGCAAGTGCGACGGGAAGGGATGGCTCAGAAAATGTCAGTCTGTCGAGTGGCAGAAAAAAAGATACCGACCGCGACGTACCTCGGAACCCGCTACGTCACAGACGGAGTCCACCGAGGAGTCGTGCGAATCACCTCCCGATCACACGTCCACATCGTAGACGTGCTGACTCGAACAAAACACAAGCTCGTCCCTTCGCAGACCCGCCGCATGCGGCCCGAAGAGATCGAGGAGTACAACGACACTCCTGCTGTCGGAGACCCAGCTCCGCGGGATGTCGCTGAACTTACCAGAACAATTCGCAGTGGCTGGACTGACGAACAACAAACGAACCGACAACGACCCGGCGACCTAATTCTTTTCTTGCAGCGCGCGTTCAACGGAGCCTGACATGTACGACCTCGTCCTCCCCTTCATCGGCAACATTTCGATCTGGCCGTACGTCATCGGCGCCATCGTCATTCTGCTCATCTGGGATTACGTCCCGACGCTCCTGAAGCTCGTCATCACCGGCGCGTGGAAGCTGGCTCGCAAGGCAGGCAGCGCGGTGGCCGCGGGCGCAGTCGAGGTCGCAAGGGACGTCAAAGATGACGTCGTGAATGCGGTCAACCAAGAATCAAGCAAACCGGACGCCAAGATCGCCCCGCTCCCAGCTTTGCAGAAGCTGACAGAGTACGCGGTGTTCGAGGCCAGCCCGGAAGTCCTGGCGAAGGTCACGGCCTTGTACGGTGACGTCCAAAAGCAGTTGCGGGAGTCGAAGTAATGAAGCGTCTCGTCATCCTACTTGTCCTGTTCGGGATCGTAATCGGGGTCGTGGCATCCACGACTCGATTCGTCACTCTGGAAGGCGCTCCGAATTTCGGGTACACGCCGCCGAGCCCGGAGGAGCAGCGAGAGTACCTGTATGGCGACCATCCCGAAGACCTGAAGTCGCAGGCGCCAGAGCTATTCCCTCAATGATAACCCTGATCGTCCTCGTCATCGCGTACATCCTGTTTAAGAAGCTGTCATGAACAAGAAAATCGTCGCTCTTTTTCTGCTCGCCGTAGCGATCTTCTTCGGCGAGAATCCGAATCCGCCCAACAGCAACGACGAAATCTTTTTGTATCGCCCGGTCGAGGCGGTGGCGAAAGGCCACTTCCCGCTGAACCAGGGCGCGTATGGAACCTGCGTAGCATTCGGCCACGCCGCCGCGTGCGACATCCTCGCGGCCATCGACTACATCGCCGGCCGCACTTCGAAATGGCTCCCGGCTTCTCCCGATGCGATTTACGCCGGCAGCCGCAATGAGGCGTACCAGCGGGAGAGCCGCAGCTACTCGCAGGGCTCCAGCGGGCGCGGCGCCGTTCAATGGCTGAACAAGTACGGCGGTGTGCTCTACAAGCAGCCGTATCCCGAGTTCGACATCGACCTCTCACAGTACAGCATCCCGCGCTCGCGGGACTGGGGCGCTTACGGTAACGGCGGGCGCTCGGACGGAATCAACGGAAAGTTCGACGAGGAGGCCGCCAAGCATCCGATCAAGAAGGTCGCACTCGTGCGAACCCTTGAGGAGCTGGATGTCGCACTCAAGAACGGCTGGCCGGTTACGATCTGCTCGGGCCAGGGCTTCACCTCGACCCGCGACTCGGACGGCTTCTGTGCGCCACGCGGGTCGTGGTCGCACTGCATGTTGATCTGCGGAAAGCGGGGCGAAGGCCGCAAGGGATACCTCATCCTGAACTCGTGGGGTAACGACTGGGTCAGTGGCCCGAAGTACAAGGATCAACCGGACGGCAGCTTCTACGCCGAGCCGGCCGTCGTCCTGCGTATCCTCCGCGCCGGCGACTCATGGGCGCTCAGTGACGCCGAGGGCTTCAAGCCGCGAATCCTGCCCGACTGGATGCTCGACCCGAACGGAAAGGCCCCGATCAAGCTGGCGTCAGTGGAGAGCGAAACGGATCGCGACAGCCACTCGTACGGCTCGGCGCTCGCCGAGCACGAGAAGGACGGCAAGCCGCTCGTCGTGTTCATTCACGCCGACTGGTGTGGTCCGTGTCGCGAGATGGAGTTGAAGTCGTTCCCGCATGTCAAGAACTTCAACCTCGTCGCGTTCGGCGAGCTGAAACTGGACGACCCGAGCGACGACGCTGACGGCTACACGAACGAGTACATCAGCGACATCATGGAGGGGAACTCGGTCCCGCAGTTGATTGTGCATCGCAAGGTGAACGGGGTGTACACGAAGAAGGTGTACGCCGGTTTCAAAACAGCCGCCCAGATCGAGGCGATCTTCCATGACGCTAACATACAGCCTGTTTCTCAAGTCGATTCTGGATGCCGCGGGTGCCGCTGATCGCATCAACGACGTCCTGCGTTATCGGTCGATCAATGCCGTAATGGCGGTCTGGAATCCGAATGTAGACGTCGACAAGACTGACGTCGAAGGAATCCTCGGCTTCAAGCTGTCCGATCGCCTGTCCGAATACGTCGACCGCATCATCAACACGGTTCAGGCCGCCGCGCGGTTCGACAAAAGCTCCTGCATCGGCGACCTGTTCTACTTCTCTGAGATAGCAAGGTCGATTGAAGATGCTCGACAAAGTCAAAGAGCTTATTGCCAATCGGGATCGGAAGGCTGACATCAGCGTCTTCGCTGATGAGGCCGCGAACTCGTTTGGCGGCATGTCGGGCGTCGTCGCCGAGATGAAGCTGCTGTACGACGACCAGCGATGTCCGGTCCAGATGAAGATGAAGATTCTGGAGATGGTCGTCGACTCGATCAAGGAGTCGGCGAAAATCCGGCAGCCCGAGGACCCGGCGTCGGGAATGAGCGACGAGGACCTTCGCAAGACGATCGAGGCACTCAACCGTGTCGGATAACCCGTTCCTGGTTGACCTCGAAGAGATCAGTTCGTTTCTTCCGCGCAGCGATCGCGTCGTCATTCCGAAGTCAGCGCCGACGAATGACATCGAGTTTCTCGCCTCGCCTTCTACGGTCACTCTGGCCTTGCAGTTGATCCAAGCCTACACGGCGCGGATCAATGATGCACTCAATCTCTACCTCCCTCTTCCCGGCGCTGCGTCCGCATTCCATGCGTCGAACGCGAGGATACGGCTGGTTTCTGGCTCCAATCAGGCCGGAAAAGCGCAAGGCATTACAGAGCCTGTACTTACGACGAATGGTTTCCGCAAGATTGGAGACTTAAGGATCGGCGATCAAGTCATTGGCGGAGACGGTCGCCCTTGCAATGTCACGGGTGTATTTCCGCAGGGTGAACTCGACATTTTTCGCCTTACGTTTGACGATGGCGCTTCTGCGCGATGCTCTGAAGATCACCTCTGGCGCGTAGCTCTCGGCTGCAATCGTTTCGGTAGAAATCGCCGAAAAGAGAAATGGGAAGTCAAGACGCTAAAAGAGCTGAGAGCGTTCGGCGGCGACAGTCCCGTTCCGCTCAAGCGAGCCGCCATAGAGACGGCAGTAGCTCACATTGACAAGCAGGACGTCCCTCTCGATCCGTACGTTGTTGGGGCGCTGCTTGGCGACGGCTCTATTTGTCACCGTCAGATTCGCTTGTCATCGGCTGACGATGAGCTTCTTGAATTAGTTCGCGATCGCCTGCCATTGGGATGCGATATTAAATTCTCTAGCAAGTACGACTACTACATTACGCACAGCGGAGACAATCCGGTTCGTCGGGTGCTAGACGCACTGGGGCTGACCGGCAAGCGGGCGTGGGAAAAATCAATCCCATCCATCTATCTAAACAACTCCATCGAGAACCGACTCGCCGTACTTCGCGGGCTCATGGACACTGATGGTGGCGTAGGCAAGAAGAGGAGAAGCTCTAACGGCGACACCTTCGGCGGAACGATAGAATACTGCACCACCTCTCCGCAACTAGCTAAGGACGTCGAGTTCCTGGTTCGATCACTGGGAGGAAAGTGCAAGACGTCGTGGCGAGTGACGCACTACACCTACAAGGGTGAACGTAAGGCCGGCCGTCCGTCCGCTCGGATGCGTATCAGGATTGAGACGTTCAATCCGTTCCTATTGAAGCGTAAGGCCGATCTATGGGTTGCTCCTAAATCGACGGCGAATCATCGCATCCTTCACAAGATCGAGCCGGCAGGCAGAGAAGAGTGCGTGTGCATTTCAGTCGACAGTCCCGATCACACTTACATCACCAACGACTTCATTGTAACCCACAACACCCTCGCAGCCGAGGCCGAGTTCGCTCGACTCTGCCGCGGCAAGGACCCGTACAACAAGCGGGCCAAGGGAAATCAGAAGACGCTCGCCGTAGGCAAGGACCTCGCGCACATCGGGCAGGTCATGTGGCGGAAGCTGCACTGGACCGGTGCGTTCGAGATTGTGCGCGACGAGATCACCGGGCTGTGGCGTTCCGTGCGTCCGGACCCGAACAACATCCAGACCGTCGACCCGATTGATCTCGCGCGGAAGCATCTCTGGATGCCGTCGCCGCCGATGGTCCCGTTCTCTGACATCGCCAATATGGCATGGGAGTCGAAGGGCGAGGGCATCCCGTCCGTCGTGCATCTCAAGAACGGCACGGAGATGATGTTCCGGACGTCGAACGGCAAGCCGCCGAACGGCATCCAGATCGACGTCATCCACTTCGACGAGGAAATCACGAACCCGGACTGGTATCCGGAAATGATCCCGCGGCTCGTGCGGAAGGGCGGTATCTTCTACTGGTCGGCCACGCCGCAGTCGCAGACGCCGCAGTTCTACGGCCTGCACCGCGACTGCATGAACGGCGATCCGGACGTCGCCGAGTTCTCCCTGCTAATCGCCGACAACCCGTACTTCGCCCCCGAGGACAAGGAGGCGATGCGACGCCGCCTGCTCGCCTACGGCGACGGCGAGTACGAAGTGCGCTGGCTCGGCAAGTACGCGATTCAGGGGCGCGCGGTTTATCCGACGTATGACACGAACCAGCACGGCGTCGATCTCGCGGTCGTGCCTGACGACTGGATGCGGATCGTGGTCGTCGACCCGGGATCGAAGGTAGCGGCGTTCCTCATCATGGCGGTGCCGCCGAGTGCGAACTGCCTCTACGTCACCGACGAGTGCGAGGTCCACAACCAGGACGCCGAGGCGATCGCCAAGGAGATCAAGAAACGACTGAACGGCAGGACGCCCGAGGCGTACGTCTTCGACAAGCGAGCCGGCGTGCAGCACTCGATCGGCCGCAACGACCGCGTCGCCGACCACTATGCCAAGGCGTTTAAGAAGGTCGGCTGCCCGCCGGCCATCATCAACCCAGGCTTCTTTGTCTACGGCTGCGACATCCCGGCCGCCCGCGAGATGAGCGTGAAGAACATGCTCAACACCGGCAAGCTGAAGTTCATCAAGGAACGGACGTCGAAGCTCGACCTGCAAATAAAGAACCGGTACTACGACAAGAATAACCCGGACAAGCGGGAGTCCCGCACGACGCACGACTTGTGCGACGACCTGGAGTACGGCTGCGCCTTCTTCGACGAGCGGGGCCTGTACTACAATCCGCCGCCGGCGCCCAAGCCGCAGGTGTCAAAGTACGACCAGTCGGTCATCGACAGCCTGAAAGCCAAGAAGCGAAAAGGCTGGAAACTGGTTTAGGTTGGGTTGTTTAGGGTGTCTGGGTGCCCTAAGATCAGGTGGTGCCACTCCACTTTATCACAGGTTGATCCATGCGTCCATTCGATTTTGATCTCGATGTTGCGGTCGGCGACATCGTCATGTTCTGCGATGCCCCTAACGGGGGGAAGGGTAACGTCAGTGCCCCAGGTCTCGTTTGCCATAAAGGCAACGATTCGATCGAGGTCCTGATTTATGCCTACAATGGGGCTGGCATTGCCCCCCGTTATCGCTCCGGCGTCCGCTACACGCACGACGATCGGCTCAAAGACCCGGCCTATCTGCACAACATCCTGGCCGACGACGACAGCGGCTTCTTCGACCTGCATCCGAACATGGTCCGCATCCGGGCTCTCGAAGACCAGATCGCCGACCTGAACGAGAAGGTCTTCAAGATCAAGAAGGCCGAGCCGGTCAAGGCCGATCCGGTCCTTCCGCCGGCCGACACCTCGTTCCGCCTGGAAACGATCGGCAAGGCTCCGTTGACCCCGGAAGAGAAGGCCGCGCGCAGCGAAATCCTAAAGACGGCGGTGTAGTTTGTCGACGCTGAAGACGCTCAATTCGAAGTGGCTGGGGCTCATCAAAAAGTCCCGGTCGGATAAGTGGGAAAAGTTCGGCAAGGCTGCGGCCGAGTCGATGCAATTCTACGCTTCCGACGACCAGTCATTCCAGTTCTCGAAGGACTATGTTTCTTCGGGCGGGCTGAAGGTCAACACCGAGAACGGCAGCGCCGACAGCGGCCTCACGTTCGAGGCCACGGCGAACCTCGTCGCCAACGTAGTCAGTGTGTTTCTGCCGGTCCTGTACCACCGCAATCCGGTGCGTACGATCAGCCCTCGCAAGCCCAATGTCTCGCCCGCATTGCTCGACCAATATCGCCAAATTCAGGCGATGAAGGCGATCAACGCCGCGGGCCTTGACCCTGCCGTCGCCGCAGCGGCGCAGGAGGGCGTTGCGATGGCAATGCAGATGCAAGCTCAGCAATCGGCCGAGACGGAAGTCGAAGACCGCGTGCGGGCCGCACTGATCGAGTGGTACCTCAATTACACGCCGCGGGAGACTGACCTCAAGTCTCGTGCTCGCGACGCGATCATCGAGGCCATCGTAAAGGGCATGGGCCTGCTGTGGGCCGTGGTCGACGAGAGCGACGAGCGCCGCGTCACTGGTCTGGAATACGACTCGGTCGATCACCTGTTCATCGACCCGGACGCCGAGAAATGGGAGCAGGCCAAGTGGATCGCCCGCCGACGCCGCCGCCCGGTATGGGAAGTTGAGCGCGACTTCGGGCTTGAGCCCGGCTCGCTAAAGGCGACGGACGCCACGACGGAAGCGGAGGTCGAGGAGTCACTGAGCGACGACTTCGACCGCAAATTCGAGGCCGAGCAAGGGGAGTCCAATGACCTGTGCGTATACTACGAAGTCTACTCCCGCATGGGCATTGGTGCTCGAATTAAAGGCGCGAAGGGCGATGAGCTGCCTGAAGACATCGCTGAGGTCCTCGAAGGGTACGGCGACTTCGCTTACCTTGTCGTCTCGCCGACTCACGACGTTCCCCTGAACCTGCCGGAAGAAGTCCTCGATAGCCCTGACCCGCTCGGTGCCGCGGAAGAGATCAAGCAACGGCTCGCGTGGCCGGCGGCGTTCTACAAGAACCGCAAGAACCCGTGGCCGGTCGCCCCGCTGATGTTCCGCAAGACGCCTCGACAGGTGTGGCCGCAGAGCTACATCCGCCCGGCGATGGGATACCAGAAGTGCATCAACTGGATTTTCTCGTTCCTGATGGGCCGGATCAAGCTCGTGTCGCGAGCATTCATGGTCGTGCCGAAGGGGATTGAAGAGGAGATCAAGGACGCGATCTTGAGCGGCAAGGACCTGACGCTGCTCGAAATCAATAGCGCTCATCCGGGAACGATGGATCAACTGATCCAGTTTATTAAGCTGCCTGAGGAAAACGCGAACATCTGGAATCTGCTGGCCTCGCTCAAGAAAGAGTTCGAGGACGCGACCGGTGTGACCGAGCTGAACATGTCGGGGCGCACGAGCACGCAGATGCGGTCGGCCGCCGAGGCGGACCTGAAGCGTGACGTCCTGTCCGTCCGCCCGGACGACATGGCGAACGAGGTCGACAACTGGATGGGCAACGCCGCCTTCATTGAGGCGATCGCAGCGCGGTCGCTTCTGACGGCCGAAGACGTCGCCCCTGTGTTTGGCGAAGAGACGGTGGACGCGATGGTGCAGCCCGGCATGCCGGAGATGCCGCCGCAGATGGGCGAGTACACCCGCATGTGGGTCGAGCTTGTCCAGACCGACGACGTCGACCGAATCGTGAGCGAGTACGAGTACAGCGTCGAGGCCGGGTCGGCTCGCAAGCCGAACAAGCAGCAAGAGGCGCAGAACATCGACGAGGGGTCGCAACTGATCCTTCAGCAGTTCTTGCAAATCTGGCAGACGACCGGCGACCCGTCGAAGTTCAACACCTGGATCGAGATGTGGGCTAAGTCCCGCGACTTCGCCGACTATCAAGCCATGATGCTTCCGGACATGTCCGGATTCATCCAGCAGCAGCAAGCTGCCGCGATGGGACCGCAGGGCATGCCACCTGAGCAAGGAGGCCCCGATCCGTCGCAACAAGGCCAAGAAGCTCCGCCGCCTGAACAACAAGGACCGCCGCAGTAATGCGAACGCTCATCAAGCCCGGATACGAGTCGACCGCCGAGGACAAGGCTCGACTTCGCGACATGTTAGTTTCCCGACAAGCCCCTGGCTTATCGGGAACTGACACCCAGAACTTCCGCGGCGTCGCCGCCGGCAATCCGTTTCCGAACATGCCAGAGTCGCTGCGGCAGAGCTACATCAAGCAGGCCAAGGCCGCGGGCGTCGACATCAACGGCAAGGTCTACAAGAGCGGGCTCGTGCGGAAGGGTTTCGGCGGACTGAAGTTCGACCCGCAAGCCCTCGTCGACTCGACGCACGACGTCAAGAAGATCGTCGAGCAACGCGGCTGGTCGTGCGAGGGCATGGTCAACGTGAAGGGTCCGTCCTTCGACGACTACGAAGAGAAGCCGTACTCCGTCGCCGACTCGATCGTCGATGAGCACACCGCGAACGAAGTCATTGAGAAACACGGCGGCCGAATCAAGAAGAAGGCTTACAAAGACCTTCGCCACAAAATCAAAAACAAACTCGAAGGTAAAACCTAATGGCAGACCTCGTCATTGAAACCGGCGCTCGTCGCCAATTCCTCAAGGCCACCTCGTCCAGCGGCGATCACCAGCCGGGAGACTTCGCCATTCTCTCGACGAACGTCGAGAGCATCGTGCCGGGCACTGCCGCAACGTCGCTTGGCAAAGCCGAGGACGCGGTGGCCGCAAGCGGCGACACGGG